TCTACTGCTTCTGGGATTTCAGGCGCCACAAAGCTGCCGTCTACATATCCCCAGCCAATACCTGCGCCATCCTGCAGCGGCACCAGATCGCAACCTTCAGGTGGTTGCCATGACGCCTCGCCATCCCAGACGGCGACATTGATGACGATGCCATTTTCGATGATTGCGTAATTCATAGCCATCACCAGATGTAGACGATGCAGAGGCCAGCGCCGCCAGCACCACTGGCAACTGCCGTTTGATTAGAACCACCGCCGCCGCCACCGGGCACTGATGCAGCCGTGCCGGTGTTGGATGTTGCGCCATCACCGCCGTTCAGGCTGTCGCCACCTGCACGTTGAGTGGCAGAACCGCCAACAGAAGCAGCGCCACCGCCGCCGCCGCCCCAGAAAGCAGCCGGGCCATTGCTTGTGCCGCTAGCGCCACCGGCACCGCCGTAATCACCTGTATCCCCTGCATTGCCGCCGGTCAATGTAGAGCCGTGGCCAGCACCACCTGTACTGCTAGATCCAGCAGCCAGGCTGCCGCCACCGCCGCCGCCAGTAGCAATAAGTGTGCCTCCCACATTGGTGCGGCTGCCGCCAGCGCCGCCGTAAGCAGTCATCAAGCTGCCAAAGCTGCTGGTGCCACCGACGTTGCCATTGGCGTCAGTGCCGGATGCAATCGCTGCACCACCTGCGCCGATTGTGACCGCAGCAGAACCGGGCAAATCAGACAACTGGAATAACCGCTGCACGCAGGCACCACCGCCGCCGCCACCACCGGCTGTTGCTCCGTATCGCGCACCGCTACCGCCGCCACCCCATAGCGTAATCAGTGCAATGGTGCCAGCGGTGGGCTTGACCCATGTGCCGTTAGCGGTAAAAACTTCCTTGCTAGAGCCGGGCGGGATTGCGCCCCAGCTTGCGACAGTGCCGTTGGTGGTGAGGTACTTACCGCTTTGGCTGGTCTGTGACGGCAGCGTGCCCTCAAAGGCGACGGTATTGCCGACGATTGTGCCAAGCGTGATCCACGCATTATTGGCAGCGTTGCGCTTTTTCCAAATCGGGTTGGCGCCGCTGGTATCAATCCAATCCATGAACGCCACCGTGGTGGATGGCGCGGTGCCGCCGCTGTTAGCCGAAAACAGTGCGGCCAGGTTGTTGTTGATGTCAGCGCGGACCGTTGGGAATGTATCGTTCTGAACGGTCTGATCAGCTTGCGCCATTAGACGATCTCTCTGCCGTAGCCAGTAGCAGTGTAATCGCAACTGCGAGTCACGCCTGCATTGGCGCTGTTGTAGAAGTTTACAGTGAAGCCGGTGCGACTGGTGGCGGTCACCGTGTAGTAGTCACCAGTTGCCATGTTCGACGGGCTGATCACGATGTTCGGCGTCTGGTAAAACGCCTGGGCAAACGTGACCGTGTAGGTGTTGGCGCCAGTGCGGTTGCCCGATTCAACCCGCTGCTGCAGTTCAGCCGTTGCGCCAAGGTCTGAAATTGCCAAGCCGACCAGGTTGCTTTCAGTGGCACCAATCACCCGCACCTGGATGGCGCGTGCTCGCACCACGGCGTTCACGAACTCGTTCCACGGTCCCCAGGTCGGCGTGCCGGCTGGATTGTCGTTTGTTGTGCGGACATAGGTCACGCAGTTGACCTGATCAAGGTCGCTGCCATCGAAGTTGCCGGGTTGGTCGTCAAACAGCCCCGTGACGCTATCAAAGTTGATTGACGTGCTGACCGGATAACTAATGATCCGGCGGCGCAGGTTGATGTCATAAACCTGCGTCAGGTCCAGCGTGTCCTTGTAGACATAGGTGCCAGTCAGCGCAGTCGCTGGGTTCAAATACAGCGCAACCTTGCTAGCGTCGTAGATGAAGTTGGTTTTGGTGCCATCAAACTTGGGCACCAGGTTTTGCTCTTCCCAGACCTTTACGCTCAGGCGTGGCTGCGGCGTGGGCAATGCTGCATGGATGCCAACCGGCACCAACGAACGCACGCCGGATTGATCACGGAAGGCGACGAAATAAGTGCCGGCCAGCAACGGCACCTGTTTCTGGGTTTGGTTGCCAGCCGCTGCCTGCACGATGGCGTTGCTGGTTGACCACTCCGCTGCTGGCATGTCACGCGGGTCATGGCGAATCAGCACTTCACCGCCGATCAGCACATCGAGGTCGGTTGCTAGATCCCATTGGATGATGGCGGTGCTTTCGTTGATGGGCACCAAGCTGACGCCAGTCGGGTTAGCAGGTGGTGCGCCAACGCCCGTCACCGAGAACATCATCTCAGCCGGTGCGCTGCTGATCACCTGCGTGGAGCTGATGGCATACACCTCCACTTGGTAGTTGCCAGTTGTGACATCCTCGATCTCGTACAGCGGGCCGTACTGACGCACCTCTGTCCAGTTGCCAAACTCTGCCCGCCACCGGATGCGGTACTCGTTGACGCCACGGACACCCTTCCATGTGAGTGCCAGCTTGGTGGTAACCCGACCATTGAGCGGATACAGAATCTCGGTGCCGGTCAAGTCCTGCGGTGTTGCAGGTGGCACGTTCAGGTTGGTGATGTCGCGGGCTTCAAGTGGTGCGCCACGCTCTACATAGTCGTATTTGCTGCTGTTGTAGCTGACGGCTGTGATCGAATAGTTGATGCCGTCTTGCTCTTGCAGACCGAGCACCTTCCATTGCGTTGGCTGGATGTCATCGGTTTCGACCATCCATGCGCCACCGTTTTGTGGTGCCATGCTGAACGGCGGTGTGACTGTGTACACACCAGCAGTCAGGTCTGTGATGGTGCGCGATTCAACGATGCCGTCGTCCAACACCACGCTGAGTGTGCCGGTTGATGGCAAGTCCGTCGCATTGTCCACCGTGACAGTGCTTGCGGTTGCAGCGCTGATGCGTCCAGCACGACGGGCGCCAGCTTTTACTGGATCGGCAATGTTGATGACAGCGCCAGGGCGAACGATGATGCCGTTCTCCAAGCTGGTAGTGAAGCTGCATACTTCTGTCTCATAGCGTTCGGAGTAGAGAATCCACTCGCCCACGCGATGCGCTTGTGACCGGCTGGTGGTGGCAAATGCCGTCACCTCTTTGGTCACCACGCCATAACGGGCGATGCCTTCAGGATCTTCCACCACTTCCCGGTCAATGTCGCCCAGCTCTAGGTTGAGCCAGCCAACAACAACAACAGTTGAGCGGGTCTTCAGGCTGCTGGTTTCGTAGCTGAAGCCGTCCTCACTGACATTGGCAAGGCTGAACAGCGCAACCGGATCCGATGGCCGGTCCTGCATCATGCTCAACGAACCAGCCGCCCAATACGGCATGGCACGGAAAATTGAGCACATGTCACTGATCAGTTTGTACGCCTCTTCTTGCGTTTGGATGTTGACGTTACAGCTAAACCGTGGCTCGCTGATTGGATCATTCAGGCCAGTCGATACCAACTCAGAGCAGTATTTGCTGGCCTGAAAAAATGCCCACTTGTCGAGCGTGTTTGGCTGGATGTGATCACCTAGGCCGTAGCGCCTGCTGGTCAGCAGATCCCACAAAATCCAAGCGGGGTCACTGGTCCACTTTGCAGCGCCAAATGTTCCATTCCAGATGCCGGCATAGGTAAGCCTGCCAGTTTCTAGGTCAACGGTTGCATTACTTGGGATGGCGACTTTGATGCCGCGAATCTTGTATGCACGCTGCGGGATGTTGCTGAACTGCTCAGCGTCAATCCGTGTGGCGACGTAAGCGGTGTTTGGATACTTGAGCTTTTTGTAAATCAGCTCGGTGTAGCTAGACCATGAGAAGGCATTGGTCTCTTTAATGCTGACCGGTTCTGCTGATGTGCGACTGACGCGGATGTCAACAGGAAACGCACCAGCAAGGTCAACGATATAGTCCCGCTGATACAAATCAGACGTGCGGCCTGAAATTGTGTCGGTGATCACGGTGGTGTAGCTGCCACCAAAATAACGAACTGCAATTGCCAAGGACAATGACGTGCCAACAATGTCGCCGTTATCGAGTACCTTTTGCAGCAACGGCACACTTAATGTCAAACGGACGGCGTTGACGTTGGTGTCAATGATGGTCTTTACAACAGGCGTTGCAAGCGTCACGGATTGACTGACCGAAATCTCCTCTTCAACGGCATCAAATCCTGGCACATAGGCCTGGCTTTGCGTGCCAAATTTGCTGACAACGGTGACGTTTTTAAAGTTAAAATCTGCGTCCTGCGGCAGTGTGTTATCAGCGGCGGCGTTAAGCAGTTGGGTTTTGTTAAAATAGATGTCCTTCATCGACGCATTCATGTATTGCGTCGTGCCAACTGTCAAGCCAAGGCGTGATGGCGTGGCAAATCCTTCGATCTCACCTTCGCTAAGGATTTCGACGATCTTGGCGTAGGCCGTTGAGTCAAGGTTGTCCTTGGCTTCTGTGGATTTACGAAAGGCGCCGCCGCCTTTACCCTTACCACCACCACCAGCACCGTAGATGCTCATACGCCTGACACCTGCACAATGTCAGCGCCAGCACTAACCACAATGCCGCCGACCAGCATCTCGCCATAAACCACGGGCACCGGCACACCGGCCCGCGTGGTGTTCTGGATGCCGCTAAAGCTGAAACTTTTTTTCGGATCGCCTTCGTCTGCGTTTGTCTTGGGTGTTGGGGTTAAAAGCTCTGCAACACCACCAAGAACCAAGCTAGTAGCAACACCCGCAATGATTTTCACTGCCGTTGGTCCTAGCCACGCCGCTGCACCAGGGATAGCAAATGTAGCCACAATTAACGCAATCCCCAGCAAGATCCGACCGATTGCACCGGCACCAGCAATCACGGGCACAATCTCGATCTCGCGGCCCATGGGATTGTGGACATCATCTAGCGTCAGATCTTCGCCAGCGGTGTGGACGCGGTAATACTGCTTCGCCATGTGGCCTTCTAGTTCAGGCCAGTTGGTCACCAGAAAACGAATCGCTTCAGCGGCAGTGGCAACATCTGCCTCTAGCACCCGATGGCCGACAAACTTAGCGAGGGCGCCGTACAGCTTGATCTTACGCAGCATGACGCAACCTCCTTCCTACGCATTTTAGTAGCCACCCGCCGTAAAGGTCACGGCTACTCAAGCGACTCTGCATATGATGCAACACCATCTGATCGCCTAGATACACGGCGCAATGGTTCAGGCCAGGGCTGCTGATGCTCATAAACAGCAGGTCGCCTTTCTCTAGTTCTTCATCAGGTAGCAACTCACGGAAACCTGTCGCCTTCCAGCGATCATCAAAATACGGTTTGGCCTGAAAGTCTTCTGGGTTGGTGCAACGGTCCCAGTCGCGTAACTTGATGCCTTGCTCGGCGTACCAGTCACGCGCCAGTGTCCAGCAGTCATGCACCGCCCACACCCACTCGCGGCCAATCAATGGTGCCTTATACCCGCATGGCTTGCATTCGCCCCAGACTTCTAGGTTGGGGTTGACGATATACCACGGCAAGCCGCTGGCTTCACATGCGGCGCGGTCTGCTGGTGATGGATGCGGCGGTGTGCTTGGGTGGCTGTGGACGATGGCCAATACCTCGCCTTGATCCTCGGCTGCGGCGTAATCCTCAGTTGACAGCACAAACATCTGATCTGGTGCTGCCGCTTGGTTGCGGCATGGGATGTAATGCTCGCGGCCTTTGATGACCACCAGCAACCCACAGGCTTCGCGGGGTTGTTCCGCTTTGGCGTGATCCAATGCTGCGTCGCGCCAGTTCATGGTCCTCCGCTGAATGTACCAACGCCTGGGAAGCCGCCAAACGGTAGTTCAGCATTCTGCCCAAACCGCAGGTGGCAGCTATTGAGTCGCTTGCCACATACGTCACCGCTGGCACTCAGCACCGACTGGTCTGCAGCATCAAAATAATTGGTGCCGGTGTAACCGCATTCAGCGGAGCGATACGTCCATGGGCACAGGTTGGCGATGCACTGCCGCTTGGGTGCCCGCACACCGGCAAGGTCAAAGCTGGCCGCCAGTTCAAATTCAACAAGGTTGCGGCCTTCGGCACTCTTGCGGTCGATGTAATAAATCTCACGCGGGAACTCGGCGCTGCCATCTTCGTTGGGATTGATCGGCTCCAGCAAAAAACTACCGCCATCCTCAAGTAGCAACGCATCACCGTCCTCAAGCAGCAGGATGTCGCCGCTAACTGGGTAGTTAGCAGCATCGAGATATTTGGCCAGCGTGCGGATGCGCGTTACCTTGGCGCCTTCCAAGCCAACCGGCAAGCTGAGAATAATTGCCGTAACAGTGCCGAAGATATTACTAACGCGAATCTTTGGCCGCGGCAGTGACCCTTGGCCGCTGTATTCAAACCCGTCCGCTTCAATCGGAAACTTTAGGTAACTATTGCCGCGCCAGATCACATCGCCGTTGTTGACTAAATTGGTGCCAGGGTGGAAGCGATAGATTTCATTGCTGCCGTGGATGGTTGCAATTAGCTCCAGCTCGAACAGCTCAATGATTGCGCTGGGGTTAGATGTCTGGAAGTCACCCGACAGGATGGTGACAGCCATCCATGTGACGGTGCCATCAACCGTGACATTGCCAATTGTTGTTGGCCAAAATGGCTCGACGGCACTTGTCGTTCCAGCAACTGTGCAACGGAAAAAGAAGCCGCTAGCTGGTGGAATCGTTGCCTGTACAACATCCCCGACGTTGTAGGCGTAACTAGCTTGCCACAGTGCAGGTGCGCTCATGGCTCATACACTTGCCGGAAGGTGGCGCGGATGACAGCGCGGAATGGCTCCTCAATTGTCTTTTGCCACTCACTGCACACCCACTTGTAGCTGGTGCTGGTATCAGGTGGCGTCCAGTCAAACGACTCAGAGCCACCACGGGCTTCAAGAAACGTTTCGATTTCGTCTGATACTTCCTCGGTTACGTTCCACTCCAGTGTCCATTCCTTGGGGTCTTGGTTGAGGCCGAACTGCACACGCTGCTCGTAGCCATCACCAAAGCGCGTAGAGCGCACCTTAGGCGCACTGTTCTTGCTGGCGCCAACGCGTGGTTTGTAGTCGGGGAACGTAGCCATTAGCGTGCGAGAAGACCGCCGGGCCGCTGCTGTTTAATCAACTCTGACTGTACCGCAGCACTGATGACACGGCCAAGCTGGTTGGCGCCTTGCTCATCACCAGCCACGCTACTGCCCTTGGCGTCTACGTTCACTACCACGTTGGTGCTGCCGCCACCCATCTTGTCATTGGCAACGATGGTGCCGCTGCGACCTGGCACGAATAACTCGGGACCACGCTCGCCCACCATGTACATCTGACCGCTAGACACCGGGCCACCCTTGGCACGGCCAGGCAGCAGATCCATTCCAAAAGACCCTGCGTTAAATGATGCAGCACCGCCATTGAAGGCCCCGCTGAAATTGCCAACCGAGCCAATCCCTGTAGCGCCACCGCCAAACAATCCGAGCAACTGCTTAAAGGCATACATGATGACCATCTGAGCAATAATCTCGGTTGCCATGTCAATAAATGACTTGGCTACATTTTGGAAAAACGATGCTAGTGCTTCTTGCACGCTTTGCGTTCCAGTGATGATTCCCTGGAAAGAAGAAGAGAACGCATCGCCAATGGCTTGGGCGCCACGTTGCGCCATGTTGATTGGATCTTGCAACTCAGCCAACTTTTCTTTGTATTCATCAATCTTCTGCTGAGCACGATCACTGGGGTCAAGATTTATATCTGTTCTAAACGCACCAGCACCGCCGGGCAGCATTTCGCCCATCGGCACTCCGGCAAGTTCATAAAAAAGTTGTAGTTGCTTTTTAAGCTCTTCGGTTTGCAGTTCTAATGTTTCCAGCCTTTTAATTTCATCATTGACTGCCATTAAGTTTACTTTTTGCTCTGCATTTTTCAGTTCATTTATTTCCCGTGCGCGATCTTGGTAGTCGTATTGAATCTGTAGGCGCTTGCGTTCGGTTTCAGATGTTATGCCAAGCAACACCGCCTGACGGGAAAACTGGCGGAACAGGTCATTGCCCCGTTCGGTTGACCGCTGTAACTCCTCCGCAAGTCGCTTGGCCTCGTCTGCTGCCTTGCTGGCGCCACCTGCCGCACGGCCACCGCCACCTACCGTTGCACCTACTGGGGTGCCCATTGCATTGAGGGCTGCAGGTTTAATGGCAAATGAAACTTGGGTTTCTGGTGCGCCATACCTGCCGTACATCCCAGTTGCTTGCGCATTTGGCGCTGCGGCCCTGCTGGCAGCACTACCTGCTCCAGCGGCGGCGCCCGCAAGCATTGACAGTGCATTGCCACCAAAAATGCTGCGGATCGGTGCAGGCAGATTGTTGTACCAATTAGTAATAAGTGCACCTAGGCCATTAAATGCAGCGGCGCCTTGAGATATAAGACCATTGAAGAAAGTGCTAAATGCACTGCTAGATACACTGGCACTTGCTTCTGCTGCATTTGAGGTGTCCTTAAATGCGCCTTGAAATAGTTCCCTAATGAATTTAGCGATAGGGCTAAGCTTGGGTGATAGATCTTCATATGCCTTTTGTATATCATTAGCGGATGTCCTGGCGTCATCAGCCATGCCGTCAACGGCTGTCCTAAAATCACTAGCAACAACACCGCCAATGTTTTTAACAAAGTTCCTGAATGTTTCGTTAGTGTCGAATACTGCTTTACCAAGAAGCCCGAGTCCAAGGATTGCAGCAGCAGTCCATCCAATGCCCGGGATGGCGAGCATTGCCAAACTTAATCCTTTAACGGCTGGAATAATTCCTTGAATTATGCCGATAGCCGGTGCCAGTGCAACAAATGCACCGGCAAGTCCTGCAATTACTACTGAAGCAGTTTTAATCGGCCCAGGTAATTGGCCAAACTGTTTTAGCAATTCCGTTGTTGCGTTGATTACCGGCGTCAATGCTGGCAATAGCTCAGTGCCAACCGTTGCGCTAAAATCCTCAAGCGCAGCATTGAATTGTCTAGTTGCTCCAAATGCTCCGCCAAAAGAAGCCTCTAAGTCGGCGGCACCTTCGGTCCTAATGCGCTTCAATGCTTCAATTAGCACTTGGCTGCTGATTTGGCCGTCAGATGCAAGTTTCTTTAGTTCGCCTCGATTTCGGCCTAATACTTTTGCAACCGCATCAAGCAATTGCGGAGTTGCTTCGCTAATAGCATTAAACTCCTCGCCAGCCAAGCGGCCAGAGCCAAGTGCTTGGTTTAGCTGTAAAGTTGCTGATGCGGCGCTTGCGGCATTTACCTTGTTTAGTGCCAGCAGCGTATTGAAGCCTTCATAAACATTGGCGACATCTTCCAGACTTGCGCCAGTGGGTCCAATTCGATTGCCAAGATCAGTTAATGCGCTAAGGGATTCTGACTGACTAAGGTTAAACTTTCTAGCAGCATTAGCTGCAACATCTTGAATACCGGCTAGTTGCTGAAAGTTTTTGCCGACCAGCTTAATTCTGGATTGCGCAGATTCAAGTTCAGATGCGTCAATAAATGATTTACGCAGTGCAAGTCCAACGCCAAGTCCAGCTAATGCATTGCGAAGCCCATTAAGCTTGCCGCTTGCCTGCTGGGCTGCGTCACCTTGATTGCGGATACCCGCTGCAGCGCGTTCGGCTGTTGATAAGAACCTGCCGTTTTCAGCCCTAGCCCTGCCGGTAGCATCGGTGAAATACTTAACGCCATTGGCGGCAACCTTAAACTTATCGCTTGCTGCCGCTGCAGTTGCATTTAGCTTTTCAACTGCTTGACCAGTCGCCTGCGACTGCGTTTGCACCTGCCGCAGTTTGCTGACCGCATTGCGGCTGTCAACGTTAATAGCAACGTTGGCGACAACCGACACGATCTACCTACGGCGTTGCTTCATTCTACGTTCCTGCTCTTCGTTCTGCAGCTCAAAATAAGCTGACCATACCAGCAACTCTTCTAGCGTTACCTCTTGGTTGAGCTTGGCCAATGAGTAACCAAGCTCTTTTGCAATACCAAGTTGCAGCAGGAGCAGGTTGTCTTTACTTAGCTCCCGCTTGAGTGCTTTTCATGTCAACCTCTTCCTCCTCTGGGTTGGTGATGATCGCAAGCATCAGTGTTTGCAGGTCAGCATCCATTACCTCATTTTTCAATTCGGCAATTTCACCTGCAGCAAACAGGCGCTGCCCTGCATCGTCAACTGCTTTGGTAACTAGCAGGTTCAATGCAAAGCCATTGGGGTCATCGCCGCCAGGCATCTTTTGTGCCCGCTCACGTTCGGACATCGTAAGCGGTGCCGAGTAAAATTCAAAATCAGTGCCATCGCTCAACTTAACCGTGCGCTTAACGGGCGTCAGGTTGGCGGCTTTCTTGAGGCGTGACAGTGCAGACGTGGTTGCCATAAATATGAGTGATTCGCTATTACTTTAAGCATAAAAAACCCCCAGCGCAAGCCGGGGGTCTATGTGATGACCGATCAAACGGTGGTGCTGAAGTCAAACGTAGGAGTACCGCTCGGGCGGAAGGTGATCTCCACCTGCTGAGCATCGTCGGGGTTGATGTTCAGGCTGGCGCTCAGCAGTACAGCATCCATGCCGATGCTGCGGCTGAGGGCTTCAGTGGTGCCCTTGTCGGTGTACAGCTTGAAGCCGCAACCAACTTGCTGCCGCTGGAGCACGTCCTCAACCATGCGGTTGGACAGTGCTGCGTCTTCGTTGGTGACGTAAACGGTAGCAGTGCCGGTGCCATCAGCAAAGCCGGGGATGTAAGCACGGAAAGGTGCGTACTGACCAGCAGTTTGACCGATGGTGGTTACGTCGATTTCAGCGCGGCTGATTTCAAACGACCACGATTGCACCTGCCCAACGGCTGCGTAATCGGCGTAGTACACCTCAAACTCGTTAGGTGCCACGGCGGTGCCGTCATCCGTGATGGCGAGGA